TAACAACTCAACCGGGAATTGAAGCATAATTGGGTCTTAATGTGATTGTCCATACGGTAAGTTTGTACCGAAACAAACTACATTTTTACCTGATTCTTCAATGCCGTATTCTGTAACATGCATAAAATCTTTATCAAGTACAGACAACCTCTGACTGATTCGGTCACAGTCTGCGTAAAAAGTGGAATGCAGATTAAGCAACTGTTCAACTTGTTCTGGTTTCATATTACTTGTTATTGATTTTAATGGTTGCATTAATACTGAAAGCAAACAGTAAAGCTTGCAGCTCATGAACATACTCAAAGGTCAATTCCTCCAAACCTGTAAGCCAGCAGATGCTTGAGAGTTGTGACATTGATACTTCAAGCGATGATTCTGGACTGTCAATATCACCGAAATAAAATTGCTTAATGTAACTGTCACCGGTACTTGAACCTGTGCAAGACTCTTCCATGATCTCGAGAGTAAGAGGCATCGCAGAGAACGATGAGTCTTTACCTAAAATTCGGCAATCCTCAAGCTCCTCTAAATCACTGATAGTAATCTGGTGGGGCTTGCCGTCTTTCAAAACCCAGTCACCAACTCTTACATCAGTTAATGTGATATATGCTGCTACCTTTTTCATTTCTTAATATCTTTTTCTTTTTTTCTTAGTAAGTCTAACATAACCAAAACAAACATCGATAGAGTAGAAGATATACCATTGCCAAACTTCGTAACACCAGCGATTTTTATATTTGCTCCATGATTTGACAACGATCATATTCTTTCGTTCGTCGTCTTTTTCAGTTTCATCAGTTGTATAATTAACAACATGATACTTGTCCCCACCTGCTACATAAAATGTTCGGCCAGGTACAAAAATTTCTTTAATTTCTTGTTCAGTCTTCTTTTTCAGCTCCATATCGCTAATTTTTAGTTATTACTTAACTTTTTTAATTTGAAGCAACTTGGCTTTAATATCATCTAAACTAATAGTTTCGATATTATCACTATGTTCTTCAAAAAGATTAATAAGTTGATGGACACTATCTACCCATTTTTTAGAAACACAAACTGTGTTATTGTATCCTTCCCGTTGGATTTTACGAGCTGCTTGAGCAATCTCTTCTACCAGTTCCGGTGATTCTTGGATAGCGAAGCCGTCGTAAGGATTATCGTCCCAACCAGTGTAATATCGAATGATAGTGTTACCATCTTTATCGGTTTTGCAACCTACATAGCTGTCGATTGATAATGGTTGCTCGGTGCCGTCTGAAAGACTATGCACTAGCATTTCTACATCTATCGTCGGCCTGTAGTATACGTTTAGTTTATCTGTAGCGTCCATAATTAGAAAGAAACCATTTGTTTGGGGGGAATAGAATATCCAAGGAGTGGAGATAAAATCTCTTCGGTACGGTCCCAAACGTGCTGCCAGTTCATACAGGTCCTATGCTTAGTCAGGACGTCCATCATATTCCTGATGTCTTGACAGTCAGGACGAACACCTTCAAGGAACTTAGATTTATTCTTTGCAACCCAGTCATGAACGGCGTTCTTATAGCCATCAGTATAGATGTAATCATTGAAAGTTTCACATGCTTCACAGTACAAGTAGAATACACGAGTGCTCGCATCATACTCACGACGCTTAATAACTACAGCACTTGTATTGTTATAATCGTCGTAATTCCTGATAATATCACCAGGATGAAGCTCTTGATCAGTTTCAATGGTGTAAGGATCTTTTCCACTCGCACTTTGTGAAAACGGATTTGTATGACAAATGATGCGATACAAGTTCTTATTGGGCTTAGTTCTACCCATTAAGATTTCATTAACTTGCTGCTGCATTTGCTGCAATACCACACTGCACTTCTTCATATGGTCATCTTGAATTTGATCAAGTTTTCCATGAAGTTGACCAAAACATTCTTTGAGGTATTCCTTAATTTCTTCTGTAAACATAAAATTTAAATTTATTAGTTATTAATCTTCTTTTTCATTTTTATATTTTAGTTTCAAACCGATATGGTTATCAAACTCATATTCAGGAACGTACATAACATCGAGCTTATCCTCTTTAAGCCATTTCAAAATAGTTTGACGATTCTTCTCGGCATTAGAACCCAAATCAAGAAAAAGTTCCCTTGAATAATAGAGTGAATAAGTTCCGCATTCAGGATCCACCTTACCAGTCATGATACCAATTGCAGCTAAAACCAACTTATCATCAGTCTTAACCTTACCGGTATTGATGGCTCTAAGCTCGTTTAACAGATTCTCATCGATGTTAGCATCATCGGAGAAAAGCCATTGTAATGCTGTAAAAACAAGTTTATTCATTGTTATCTACATTATCTGTGAGTTTCTTAAATTCGTTTACTACTCCCTCGACAAAGGTTTGTGCCTGCTCGGGCTTAAGCTGGATATTGAAAATCTCAAGGAACATTGTCTGACAGCAGTCCCAACCTGTTTCGAAAGCATCAAGGATAATCTTTTTAATAGTCTCATCTTTATGAAAATAAGGATGAGGTTGGCTGTCAAGCCTTTCAATTTCATCTTTAAATAGTTCGGCTGACGCTGCCTTTGTTTTATCAAAATACTGCTGATGGATTTCATCATCAGTAATACCAAGCAAAGTTTTTACGTTTTCTAAATCTGTATTCATATTTGTTTGTATTATTTGTTTTCTTCGTTAAACATTAAAGAAGCATACTTCAAAGGATCTTCTTCAATTCTTGCTGCTTCTTCCACATACCGAGTCACTTCATCAAGCGATTCTTTAACTGAATATTCAACATAACTGCCCATAGGTCTTGAACAAAAATGACACCTAATAAGCGTACAATCAGGCTTATTAGGATCGTTCATAATTACATAAGCCCTATTGGCAGGAATTCTCTTCACTTCATCAGATTCATATGAATGAAGTATAATATCAACGTTTACTGTAATTACAGTATCACCGTCACATTGATGAGTTTCAGCATTTAAATGGAATCTATCTTTATACATAATCTTGCTATTTATGATTTAACACTACAAAGATAATGCCAATTTTTGATATAAAAAAATTTGTGAGAAATATTTAACAATTTTTAACACTTCCCACAAATATAAATTTACTCATTTAATAAAGTTATTTTCACTTTTCTTACTTTGACTGATAACGGATTTGCCGTAAATGATCTTGATTTTGCACCTTGTTCTGTCTTAAACAAAAAAGCTTCAGAAATATCATGGCTGTATCCATAGTTAGAAGATCCGGAACCTTTATAGTAAAAGGTTCCGTCTTCTCTTTGTAATACATATTTTATAACGTCATTCATGACTATCGTTCTCTAATGCGTTATTCTTTATTAGTTCGAATGTAGATAACTTCATAGGCTTATATATCTCATAATCAAAACCACATGTTACATCAATATATAAGTTTCCATCTCGACCAACTTGAAACATAGATTCAGAAGCTATGTTCATATTCGTTTGAGGTGTCAAACAATATTTTTTTAGCTTTTCATCAGGAAACTGTCCATAAACACTGTCCTGTAACCAGTTATAGTTCTCACAATGCCATTCACCGTCTGACCATTTTTCATATTTTTCGTATAGAAATTTATAAGCCTCATCAGACATTCCGACAATTTTAACCACCTCGTCTTTTGCGTCGTTAATAAAACATGTGCCAACAAGTTTTTCTATATCTTTATCTGTAACATCAAAAAACGCTTCGTTCATATCTTCAATAAACGTGTCAATATAATCAAACTGTTGTTTTGTGTCTGTACGGGTTATAGTGTAAGTAACTCCTTCTGGCAGCATTTCGAGCAATCCTTGCAAAATAGATAATTCTTTAAGTGAAAGCTCTTCAACTTTTTTGCCTTTAAAATCGTATTTTTCGTTATAATCTGTTGATAACATATTTTTATTTTGGTAATTTTGGGATTTTCATCCAATGTGTTACATTAATAATATCTTCATTTGCAGAATCTATATGCCATACGTTATTGCGTTGAAGTATGTACATATAGCCAATATAAGGTTCTACTCCATCTGTAAATAAAACTTTAACATTTACATCAGGGAGTTTGTCTTTAACAGAAATCCAATCATTAACAATATTTGGTTTATTGTATAATTCTAGGTTATATTCATAACCATACCCGGTACTTATATCAAAATGATAAAACCAAACACCCATTTGGGTTGTGCCAACCCATTCTTTGGATGTCACTAAATAAGGATGATCTGGATGATCTTTAAAGCAAACAACATCACCTTTATTAAATAACGGTTTAGTTATGTCACTTCTTACATCAATCATAATTCGAGTTTATCATAATCTATTCCAAAATCTTCATCAAATGCATGAGCAACAAATATTTTACGTATATTATGAGCTCTTCTAAGTTCTTTACCGGACATTAAGCTCATACCGGGTTCAACCTTTATCTTTTTACCGTTATAATGAACGTATATATCATACCCTAAATCGATTAAATCAAAATGGAAATGTGCCATTGAAGTTGTATGGATAACATTTTCACCACGACGAATAGCTAATTCGGTATCAATATATGTTTCAAAATAAACCCCATTTATATGAATAGGAATTCCATGCACGTTATCTCCGTCCCATCCGGCGGGATAAAAATGAATCTCTTTCATTTTATTAGCTTTCATTTTATTAGTTTAGTAATTTTGTTAATAATAAGGTTTACCCATATATCTGTTAAAGAAACAACAAAAATCCAGGAACCAAGTGTTAAAGTAAAAATAAAATAATTATTCTTAAAAGAGAAGTGGTTGGATCTAAAGTCACAAATGATTATGATTATTCCTAATAAAACACCTGATATGTAAAATGCGAAAAAACACATTAATTATATTTAAGTTTATTTTAAAAACCTGACTGTGCACTATAGAAACCATCACCGACAATATGTGCAGAAACATACTTTTCACCGTCTTCATCAACATGTTCTTCAACAACATATTTAATGGGACCTGTATAATTTTCGATGAAGCATGCACACCAGTAATGTTCTTTAAGATTCTCAATCACATCTTTAGGTAAGTTAGCGGCATCATATACGGCTACCATGCCGGCATCGGCACAGAATGAGCCATATGTATAATTATCTTTATACTCTTTTGTTTTTTGTTCAAACTCTTTATCAAGCTGTTCTTTTTCTTCATCAGTAAGGTCTTGAAAATTCCATTTATTCCACCAAGGAATATAGAAATCGTTCCATTCTTCTTTAACTTTTTCAATTTCTTCTTTAGTTCCTTTATATACATAACAGGACCAATCACCGTATTTAGTATCTTTTACGATATAAGGTGAGTAACGATATTTCCATTCTTCGCATTCAGCGTCACTGACATAACATGGATCAGTGATTACAATCGTTTTATCCTTAACTTCAACTTCTGTTGTTTCAGTTTCGATTTCAGCAAGCCATTCTTCAACTTCACTCATTTTTAATTTTTCTTATTTTTAGTGTATTTTGGTTGTTGCGATAAATTTTTTATTTCTATAGTTAAATCTGCAACAGTATTTTCTAAATCTGATATAGTATCTTCTAAATCTGATATTTTATTACCAAGTTCAAGAAAATAAGCTTTTTCCTTATTCTTATGCTCTTGTTTTTCTTCTTGATGACTACCGATAACCATTGTCAGTATAAGTCCTAAAACAATAAAAATCGCCCACCCCATTACTCTTTCTTCCTAGGTTTTCTTTTAGCAGGGGTTTCAATAGCAGTCTTTATAGATTCAGACAAATTGTTAATACTGTCTGATGTCTGCAAACCATCCTTTACTCTTTCTTCAAGCTTTTCGATATCACGACATGCCGTAGAATACTTGTCTTTCAAAGTCTTATTTTCGTCTTCAACTTCTGCTAAGTTTTTTTCCAAGGTTTCTACTTTGTTTTTCAAACTAAGCGTTTCCTTTAACTGGCTAGCAGTTTTAATAGCCCAGGCGATGATACGGTATAACGCATAAATGATTAAACCGATAACAATAATTAAAATTATTCTTCCCATATTACTGATTTTATTTTTTAAACAATCTATATTTTATACTTCGTATATAATCCAATAGTTTATGTGGTTTTCTATTACTTAGATAATTGGATCCATCATCTATCACCTTAACTATATTATTGAGATCACAGTTAAGGATTGTGTTGTATCCCTTCAGATAAACAGTTACAGTGTTATAAAGCGTGTAACTGTTTCGAGTTTCATTATATATAAAGCTTTGAGCCTTACCACTATCAATATTATCTGTTAATCCAAAGTTATTGATATAAGGTACTGAAACAAGTTTAAGCACTAATCCAGTTTTCCCGTTCTTAAGAATAACAGTGTCACCAATATGTATATCTTTAAATGTTATCATTTGTTTGCAAACATTGCCTTTGTTTCTTCTGCAGTTCTTCTCATGATTTCATGAACATCATCTTTAATATACACTAAGAGCAAAGTATCAAGAACATCTGTCCCCATATCTTTAGAAAATGTCTTCATGAGAACGTTAGTGATATATTTTATCAGTTCTTCTCGTTTTTCCTCATGTCTGGTGTCATTAATGAAATTCATGATAATTTCCCTGACAGTAATTTTACTATGTATAAATCTGTCAGAAAACAAAAAGTCAATAATTGATTCAAATGAATTGAAGTCTTTTACCGTAACTTTATCTCCGAATAAGAAAGTAACGATTTCTTCTGGGTTTTTGGAAATAATCACATCATCTTCTTTGACGGTATACGGATTTTTCAACAGCTTACCGGTTTTAGGACTAATAAAGCACTTGTGGGTTAACTTTAATCCTTTAACAAAACTTAAAGTATATTTCCAGTAATCTGTGCAATTTCCGTCAATATCATATAGTGGATCTTTCTCTCTCTTAATAATATCAATTATATGTGCTAATAGATTAGTTCTGTATAAGCCCTTGAAATTTGATTCTTTCTTTCTGTAGTTCGGTGAATGGAAAACGAATTTCGTATATTCAAGGTTATCAGTAAACATGAAATCAATCTGAACAACCTTAGGAATTCTCATGATTCCAAATTCATAATGAAAACCTACAGATAAAATGTTAAGACCCGGCAGTTCTCTAAACTCAGGGGTATCTGTCATATTATGCTTGAAGTATTTCATTAAGAAATCTTTCAGTTTCTCAACATTTTCAGGTGTCATTTCCATTTCAATACCAATGTCAATATCACCTGACATTGCACTATCAGGTTTTTTACCGGTTGAACCTAATGTTGAGCACTTAACATTAAGTTTTTCTTCTAACTGTTTGGTTACCAAATTAGAGATGCTGACAGCATATAAGTTATCGATAGGCTGCGCACTCTTTATAGCATTCATACTCATAATCTTAAACTCTTTTATTTCTTGCTATTATAGTGTTTTTTTATAAAAAGTTTGTTATCAATCAATAAACTATATAAGTTTATACTTGTATAAATGTTAAAAATAGTTAATTAAAAATGGACGTAAATTTAATTGTCGCTTACGATATTAATAATTTAGGAATTGGTAAAGACGGATAGATTCCCTGGAAGAATAAAACAGACATGTAGTGGTTTAAAGAAGTCACTACAGGAAACGGCAATAACGCTGTTATTATGGGTAGAAAAACATGGGAATCAATGGGTTCCAAACCATTGAAAAACAGATACAATATAGTAGTTTCCAGGAAGTTATTAGTCAATAAAGATGATTATGATAATGGTAATGAAGATTATTGTATTGTTTCATCACTTGACGCTGCTATTGATTTGGCTAAATCTAAAGGGTTTGAAAATGCATTTATAATCGGTGGAAGCAAGTTATATAGAGAAGCAATTACAAAAGATATTGTTGATGTTTACTTTGAAGATCCCATACGTACCGGATTAAGTGAGGATTATGAATATGATACATATTATACTAATATATGTGACGAATACCCTAATAGATATTCACATAATTTTATGGATCTTGTATATATGAATAAAGAAGATAAAAACGTAAGACCTTTTATCATATATAAGGATTTCTATTACACGTTTGATGATGATAATACTTCATATGATTTTAATTGTAATAATGATTATAACTATTTAAGGTTGTTATCTGATATTATCAATTACGGTCAAACTAAGCATACCAGAGCAGGAGAAACATTATCTCTATTTAACAGGCAACTTGAGTTTGACTTGAGAGAAGGTTTGCCGGTGTTAACGACAAAAAAGATGTATACAAAAGGTTGTATTAATGAATTACTTTGGATGATTCATGGCGGTAATAATATTAAATGGTTAATAGATCATAAAACGCATATTTGGGATGATGATGCATATCGTTATTATAAGCAGAAGTTCTGTGATAAAGATATGACGAAAGAAGAATTCCTTGCACAAGTTTGGCTTGAAAAAACAATAGCATACTGCGATGATAACGGAAATCCTGCGACATATAAATTCGGCGATCTCGGTCCTATCTACGGAAAACAGTGGACTGATTGGAACGGAGTCAATCAATTGGATGAACTTATTTATAAACTAAAAAACAATCCGGATGACAGACGATTAATGATATCTTCATGGAATGTAGGAGAAATGAAAGATATGGCTTTACCGCCTTGTCATTATGTCAGTCAATTTTATGTGACTGAAATGAGTCATGAAGACAGAGTGCATGAATACAAGAAAATGATTGGAAGCAGTTATGATATAGTTCCTGAATCAGTAACACCGGATCATCTCGATTTAAATAATGTACCTCACCAATATTTAAGCTGTATGTGGGTTCAGCGAAGTGTTGACACATGTTTAGGTCTGCCGTTTGATATTTTGAGTTATAGCATATTCCTCAGTTTAATAGCCCAGGTTTGCAATATGGTGCCATATAAGCTCATCGGACAGCTTGGTGATACTCATATATATAAGAATCAATTAGAGGTCGCTAAACAGCAATTATGGAGAAATCCATTTAAGTATAGACCACCAATGTTATAGCTCAACAAAGATATAAAAAACATTTACGATTTTACGGAAGATGATATTAAAATTGTTGGTTATGAGTCTTATCCACCATTGAAATATAAATTATCGGTTGGTTTATAAAGATAAATAAAATAAAAATAATTTTATGAATAATCGTAAACTTTATGAAAGCATCATGAAAAATGTTGCAAAAGAAGTTAAAAAAGCTTTAAATGAAAATGAGTTACCTGATAATTATAAATTAACAGACAAAGATAGAAAATATTTAACTTCTGTTTTAGGTAAAAATGATAAAGATAATTACCTAAAAATACAATTATATTATTTTGCAGAAGATTATAATTTTGATTATAAAGTAATCTATAAAGAGATAAATGATTTTTTAGCAAATCCAGATATTGCTTCTTTTGATTAGGTTCCTGAAAAAATAAGAGAAAAACATAAAAAAAGATTAATAACGATTTGGACTGAGGTAATGACAAAATATTTACAAACAGAGGATACTTATAATAAAGTTATTTCTGAAATTAGAGAAATTATCTCAAAAAAATATAAAAAAGATCAATTAGCAAAAGAAGAAAAAGAAGCTGAGCGGTTAGCAAACGAATAGAAAAAATAGAATAAAACTAAAGCTGCAGAAGCTTTATTAAAACCGTTAATTGATGCAGGTGTTAGACTTAAATTTTAGGGTACATATTGGAAGATTGAAATTGAAGATGACGGTAATATTCATTTAATTGATAATGGTGCATTTGATGATTTTGACCAGTAAAAATAAAGGTTGGTATAATTAAATACCGACCTTTAATTTTCCAATAGTTATATTGTTTATCTTTTCCTAGTTTTTAATAGGATTAGGCGCCTTCTTAAATTCTTTTTCTGTTCCCCAAACCATGTTACCAATACAATAGCTATAACTGCCTCCAGGATTTATCAAAACTTCAGTGACCAATCCTACAAGAGTATTCTTCCAATTTACCCAATCTCCCTTTTTAAATAAAGGCTCATGCTGTGGTTGCTTAAGCTCAGTATATCCTGGATGAGGATTTTCAATAAAAACATGTTTCAATATCTCATATTCATCAAATTGAATAAGTTTCTCCCCGTTTTTATTATAGGTGAAGTATATAAAATCTGGATCGTTAAATGTATAACAAGAAATATCAGCAACATTCATTTGTTCCAAAAGATCTATAATAGCAAGTCGCTCTTGCTCATCATTTGTTCCCCTAAAAAAATAATTTTCTCCCATAATCTTATTATTTTTATTTAATCTACTAAATCCCAAAAATTATCTTGAATTAATTGTTGAAATTCTCCAGGCATTTGTTTTTGTTCATTTATAAATGATTCTATAACACTAAAACCATCAGTTTTCACTTTTTTATCACAACATATGCTGCTATCTATAATTGTTTCAGCTGTCCCAACTGGAATCCAATTAGCTAAAATATAACTGGTATCAGTTGGCTCGCTTTTACGAATTAGTGTTACTTTTTCTTCATCAAAATCTACATATATAGCATTAGGTTCGTATTCTAATTTTTTAGATTTCGTTTTTTCGCCTTTTTTAAGTATTATCTACATTTTTATATGTTATTTTTTAATAATTTTTGATATCTATTATTCATTTCGGTATAAGTCATTGAAATCGGTCCTCTCGCTCTGAATAATTTATTTTTAGCGTAATGATATGGATTGAGTTCAATTGTTGACATATCAATTTTCCATCGGAAGATATACATCACCCATCTAATACAAGCTTGGTTATAGGTAAGTTTATCAAACTTCATGAAGTTTGTAATATCTTGATGCATCGTAGCGAAATTCCGATCTTTTGTTTCAGATTCAAAATTAACACCAGCTTCTTTATAATAAACATCTAACGCTCTCAACATGAAGTGAGCTATATCACTTTCTTCAAGATTGCATAAGCCATATATCTCAGAAAACAAGTATCCGAGATCTTTAATAATATCGTCATTAGTCACTTTAATATGTCCGCTTTTAATAATGTCTTTACGGATTAAGTGACCTTTACAATAAAGGATGATGTCGTTATACCTAAAATTTTTAATCATAATTTAAAGTTGTTAAAATGAACATCTTTTATATTATAGATTGTCATAAAAGTCTATTTAACAATATTTAACGTTTATTTCTATACATATTTTATAAACTGGTATTATCTTTGCAGTATAAAAAGTATGGCAACTTACAAACACATAGAGAATCTGTCTCTTTCAGAGCTTGAACAGTTCTGTAAGGACCATCCTGATATTTGGGGCAAGAGCACGATGTTGTTCCACCCTGAGCATGCACAAATTACTCCTCGTCGAGATGGTTGTGATCTGTGCAGCTATTGCGAAGGTGAGGTTAGTTATAACTGTATGAATTTAGTATTTGAAGTAAGATATTGACATGGGCAGAATTTTAGACATAGAAAACGAACTTATTAAAAAGTACAATGTAACTATCGATACACATTCAAAGTGTAAAAGTAGGATGCATGTTCATATTAAAACTCGCCGAATCTGCAAGTGGAAACCGAAAAGCTCGCTTGTAGCTTTATTTGATTTAGCCCATGAAATCGGTCATATCATGACAAACCATGCAGGTATGACTCGTATGGCTGAAGAGTATGCAGCAACATGCTGGGCTATCGATGTTTTCAAAGAATACGGACTTACAGTTCCTGATAAGGTAATGCATGATTACCAGCTTTATATTATTAAAGAATATGTTCGAGGCAGACGCCACCACGGCAAAAACTATGGTGAAATGAACATCTACAAATATGCTGGTATCGATAAGTCTATTCCAGAATTCGTAAACGGGCTTAGTAAGGCTTGGATTAAGTATATTTCACCTTGGATTTAAAATAGAATATAAAAATGGCAAATAATAAAGATAAAGAAGAAAGTCCATTAGTTAAAGGGCTGAAAGACTATTTCGAGAATACTCCACCAGAACAGCTTGATAAAGATTTTCAAGAGTTGGAAGTGTATAATCAAATTGGTCCTGATGCTCTTGAATATTTAGATCATGCTATGAATATGCTCAACAGCGTTCAAACTGAAACATCAAAACCTAACGAAGACAGTAATTAAGATATGGGACTTACTAAAAATAAACTTATAATTGGATTTCCTGTTAATGAAGAGTATGCGAAACGAATTGATCGAAAAACATGTAAAGCGTTTCGAGTATTTTTGACAGATGGACAATATCTACAAGATGATTTATTCATTACTAATGAAATTCCTAGAAGCGGTCAAACAATATTCACCGCAAAAACGGTCAAAGGTGAAGAGGTAATCTTAAACACTGCTTGGATTATTAAAGTAATTCCGGTTATTTATGATGTGTTTAGATTTGATGTCACTAATCATGATTACTCAAATCATACATGTAAACCTGATAATGACCAAATTGCTGTCTATGAGTTTGCATGCGTTTATACTGAAGCAGCCGAAGTTGAAATAATTGATAAATACGTTACTGACTGCAAAAAAGGTTTTGGGAAAATTGTTAACAGGCAAACTTACTGTGAAGATATTAATAACTTAAAGGCATTAACATATTAAAATATGAAGATTCAAGATTTATTCGATTCTAACAATAATATTAACTGGGAATTCGTCAATACAATCCCGGAGATTGTGACTATGATTGGTTGCAAACAAAACACTGACTGGCACCAGGAAGGTGATGTTTATGATCACACGAAGCTTGTTGTTCAAGAGATGGAGAAGATTCTCATTGAGAACAATATCAATGCACCTGCTGTTAAAACTACGCTTCTCGCAGCCGCTTTGTTGCATGATATTGGCAAGCCTTCTACAACATACTACAGTGAAACAGAAGGTCAATGGAAGACCCAAGATCACGGATTAGCTGGTGATAAGATCGTTCGTCGCATGTTCTTTGATGATCCGAACGTATTCAAAAGGGAAGCGATCGCCTTTATGGTTCGTAATCATATGACTTTGCATCATATTTATGGCTGGGTTGAAAAGTATAAGAAGAAGCTTATTAAGCTTTCTTATGGTCATGTGCCTTTGCAGTACATGATTTGGCTTAACCTGGCTGATTCTAGCGGTTCTATCTCTTTTCCTGAGTACAGTTCTGAGGAGCAGGAGAGAATCGACCTTATCAATAAGATGGTCGATATCCTTGGCATTCGTTGGAACCAGTATCAAGAGTATATGAGCCGTTATGTTCGGTATAATGAGCTGAACAATCTTAATCTTGACATTAGTAAGATTGACCAAAAGAAAGAACCTTTTGATGTCATTATCATGTGTGGTCTTGCAGGTTCCGGTAAGTCAACTTATATTGCCGAGCATTATTCTGATCTTCCTGTTATTTCTCGTGATGTCATGAGATATAACCTGGGCTTGACTTCTAGTCCAGATGAGAAGATTATCGCTACCCCTGATCAGGAAAAGAAAATCACTAAATTAATGAATGAACAAATTCTTAACTACTGTAAGGAAGGTAAGTCATTCGTTATTGATAACATGAATTTACGGTATACTTACAGACAAGCAGTTCTGAAAATGGTTATTCCGTACAATGCGAGGATTATTGTTGTTTATGTGGAAGCACCTAATCTTGAGACTTGTATCCAGAGGCGAGATGGTCAGATTCCTGCCGAAGAGTATAACAGGATACTGAATACCACATCGTTTCCTCAGCCTTATGAGTATGATGATATAGTGATTTCTAAACAACAATAACTTAAAAATAAAGTAAACTTTTACTGTATTCATTATATAATTTATAAATAAAATTTATAGTCAAGTATATGGATATCAATAGTATTAGTTTAGATTTGGAGAGATAGAAAGCAGAGTTTATTGAATTATTAAGATCTACTAAAAGAGAAGGAATTGAGAATTTAATTAAATGGTTAGAGAAGAGTGATTTCTTTACTGCACCATCATCAACGATTTATCATAATGATTTTCCTGGTGGTTTGTGTGCACATTCATTGAATGTTTATCGAGCAGCTAAAGACTTCTACGAGACATATAAAAAGTTGGTTCTTCCAGGTAAAGATATGTCATTCGGTGAAGACAGCATTATTATCGCATCATTACTGCATGATTTATGTAAGACTAACTTTTATGTTCCTACCGAAAAATGGTGTAAAGATGATAATGGTGCGTGGGTTAAGTATATGACTTATACAATGGATGAGAAGCTTCCGTTGGGTCATGGTCCTAAATCAGTCTTTATCGCTCAATCATTCATTAAATTATCAGGTCCAGAAATTTGTGCTATCGCATGGCACATGGGAATGTCTGACATTGGTGCTTGGATTTCTAATTACCAGAAACCTTCAATGCAGCAGTCATTTGAAAATGTTCCTTTAAGCGTTTTGATTATGCAGGCAGATTTCTTCGCATCTTATTGTATGGAGGTTAAGCTTGACCAAAAGAAAGATTGCCGAATTTAATAAATAATAAAAACAATTAAAAAATGGCGAGAATACCAAAACCTAAAACAACAGAACAGATTTGTCAAGAAATTGTCAAAGCTATAAAGAAGATATTTAGGCAGACGAAAACCACATTTGGTATGGATTATGTGGAAGTGCCTATATATACTTCTGTGTACTATGATAACAATTATAGCGACAGCTTATTTACTATAAGGGTTGAAGATTATCATACGTATACGGATGTCTATTTTGACGATTTAACTAGGCGACAAGTAGAAATAATCTCACAATATATAAAGGATAATTTGAAAACCTTTGAGATTGCTACTAAGAAAATAGATATGGGGTGGAGGCATAACAGCTTGGTTGTTCCTGCATTTATTCGAAAGATGGGTAAACCATGTGATGAGTTTAAACAGTTAGTCCGTCTTGTTAAACGTAAATATCATTTTGATTTAAAGGTTACAGATTTATATTCAGTAAGGTTACATGGTAAAAGAAGTTCTTGTGATGAAGCTGATAGCAGATTTTATACAGCATATGACCCTGAAGAATGCAAGTATTACCTCAAGCTAATAGAAATGTATGGTCGTAAGCAGGGAACGTGTGAAATAGTAGACGACTCAGAGGTTGATGAATGGTCTAAACGGGCAGAATGTGAATATGACGGTTACGCTAAGATGAGATTAAAAATAAGACTGAAAAACCCACGTTAAAATAAAAAGTTAAATAAAGTTAAAATCCTGAAAATAACTTCAGGATTTTAATTTTTATATAAACATTAATATTATCTTTGCAGTATAAACATAGATAACTTAATTTTAATAGATATGAAACCAAAAAGAAAAGGAACTCTATGTTATAAGCAGTTCAGTTACATGAGTGCTGCAGTTGATTATTTCAATGAACATCCGGAATATGACGTAGTTTCTCATGCATTTGATTCTGACGATGATGTATTTGTAATGTATTATAGATACGATAATATTAGAAACAAACATAAAAACAACGAGTAATGTATACAATTTTTTCATACAGCGATAGCTTAGATAATACCTTTGCAAGGATCTCAATTATGGCTACTGAGTTTCATACCAAAGCTCAGTGTTTTAGTCATATTTCTACTATTGTATCGAAGAAGCTTCAAGACATTATGAAGTCTTCTACTGAAACTGATCTGAGCTTATTCCGTTTTAAGACAGAAATGGATTCTGAACGTTCTATTAAGTGTGTTTGGGGTTATCGTGAATCTAATAAATGGATTAACGAGGTTCGTTACTTTAGCGTAGTAGAAATTAGACGATTGCTCAATACTGATAATGTAGAGCTTTCTAATGATGAGCAGAAGGAAAAATCGCTGATGCGAAATAAGATTGTCCAGTACTTCAATCAGAAGGATCATAAGACAGACACTCTGTCTCAGCAGATTGTAGTAGACGATATTAATTCCAGTGATCTTAGGACTTGTCAGCTTAAGAAGGTTATGGTTAAGGGTGACAAGACTATGACTCTTTTTAAGACCACAACCGGTGAGTTTTTTGTAGCAGACATTAATCATTGGTCTTATAGGATGCTTAAAGACCTTTATAAAACACTTGTATGATAAATCCCAAAAATCATAAGATTTTTAAAGCCTTGTGCTTTTATCTGCCTTACGGGTTTAGGTGTCGTATCGGTACAGATAAAAGTTGTCTTGTAGATGAGTTTACAGGAAGTTGGCTTAGTTATATCGAAAAGAATAATAAGTACGACGAGTTTAAAATCATTGGTTTAAAAAAACCTGAAGATATTACCATTCCTGAAATGAAAGAAGCTGCCAAGCTTTTTGTTGGAGGTGAAATCTTTAATATTACTGAAGACGGCATTACCATGATCCATCATTTAAGAGGCGGACCAGACATTTATCCTGAATTCAATCTGCAGAAGTTTTTCAGAGGTGAGTATGGTCTAGAAAGTCTTGAATGGATCTTATCAAAAGGGTTTGATATTTTCGGCCTTATAGATGCCGGATTTGTTTACCATGAACATTAAATAAAGTAAATTAATGGCATATAATATGAGTAAAATTTCGAAAGCCGATGCAGGCGATATTATTATCGTTAAATCACGTTCTACTAACTGGATTTATTACTATAAAGTTCAAAAAGTAGTATATGATAAAACACATAATTCAAAGCCTAAATATTTTATTAATGATAGGTCCTTTGTTGATGAAGATCAGATTTTAGATTGTTTTACACCATATTCTGTAGGGCAGGTTGTTCAATCATACAATCAAAGATTGACAATCAGCGGTATTGACTATGGTTCTGCAGTATACACAACTATTGAAGGAATAGAAATTCCTTTGAATGAACATTGGTTGTGGACACCTGTTGATTGAGGTGTATGTCATAAATAACTGTTAAATAATGTTAATAATGTCCGTTTTCTTTCCTAAAAACTTTATGGTTAAAGAAAACGGCATTATATTTGCAGTATAATTAATGAACAATATAACAGAACATTATGCCTGAGTTAAATTTTACAGTCGGATCGATGTTACCGTATCATCTATTAGATGCGGCTCAAACCCATATTCAAAACGGAGGAATTGAGGCCGGTATGAATGTTTACCGGGAATCACTAGGCTTGCCTGATGAATTTATCTTTGAAATCCTCAAAGGTAAAGCCGCACTTGTAGTTAATGAAGACGGGACTTTAGTCAATTATGTGGATGATCCACAAGTGTGTGCACAGTTCAAAGAACACCTCTATGACTGGAACCTTATCTGTTCTAATTGGGCAGAGAGCATCCGCACCCGCTATATCCATCTTAACAGGTGCCTCAACGAAGTCGGTGAAGTTTGGAACTTAAGACCTAATGACGAGGTTTATGCCAGCATTAACAATGTATGCGCATTGATGATTCTCGGTAATAACAATAACCAATTTGGTTCGCCTTCTAATAAATGGGACAGGATTGAAGCCGAATTCGAATCTGAGAAACCCCGTCAGAAAATTAAAGATGTCGTTAATTATAAAATGATTATCGACGATTACAGGTATCTCAAGCATGAATTCGAGTTTTATCCCGTATACAAGTTCTTGGTTGACCATGAACTCGCTAAGCATGTACCGTTGATTGAGTGGTATATCAGTACTGCATGTGATTTCATTACTGATAATCTTATGAGGATTGTGACATTAAATAAGCATGAAGATCAGTATGATCTGAATCATCCGTCATGTCGTACCAACCCTATGCTTGCTGAATTTTTCCCTGCATTTTATGAAGAAATGATGGAAGCAATTCGAACATATTTCCCTGAATACATTAAGTGGGGTTATATGCCTTGCGATATTATGGATTGCTATGATGCTGGTTATATCAGTCCTGAAGGTTTATTCTTCGGTGCAAATGGTGAATATAACGAATTGATTCATTTGGAAATCAGTAAGGCTATCACTAAGCGTCTTTGTCCAAATTACGATAAGGATGCCCAACAGTACCTTACTGAGCAAGGTTGGATTGCAATTCATCATAATTCTGTTCGTTGCATTTTCTCTGGTTCTAAAAAGAATTACAAGTCAGATCCTACAGAAGAGCAAATTGATGTGTTATGTGAATACTTAAAGGCATTTTATGACGGTCAGTATTCAACAAAGATGCACCCAGATTACAGCAACGAAGAAGACTGGGTTTCAGTATACAAACTTAAATCAGCTGACAGATTTTGTCGTAGAGATCTTTTAACCAGTTTTTAACTATGAATAATAGGAAATATAAATTTGCCCGTTTTAAAAACAAAAATGGTGTAGAATATTCTGATTGGTGGTTTATTGCAGAAACTCAGCAGGATGTTATAGAGCACACTGAAAAGTTCTTTAAACCGGCAATGCAGACTGGATTGGACACAAACTTAAATAAAAGTATTGCAGTTATCAACCATCCTTGGTTTCAAGACTCAACCCCAGATCCTAATCACCATAGTCATCCAGATACTGAAGCTGAACGTGCAATCCAAATTGTAACAAACTTAAAATATGGGGAGCTTTATCCTATGACTATGAGTGCAAGTGCAAATACTCTTTTTGAGTCTATTGTTGAATTTCGAAAGAAAAATGTTAAGAAACAAAAACTTTATTTAGGCCCAGAAGTAAAAGAGTTTGCATATGCTGACGGTAGTAATTTTTACGACATTTGTGAAATTGTTGAAAGCGATACATTTGAATATCCTCCTGCAGTTTGTATTTTAGATAATGTAAAGTATTTGCAGTGGCCAGGCGGTGAGCATTGGTATGCTAAAATCGGTAACGAAGATATTACTGATTATAAAGGAAACCAGAAATGGAATACAAGGAAAGAAGCCGAAGAAGCAGCTGAATGGTATATTAAAGAAAATATTCAAAGAGGCTCAATGGGTTGGCGTTAATAATTTTTTTATAAAATATGAAGTGAGGATCCTAAATTTCTAGGATCCTCACTTCATATAATTAATATTTACGAATTCTTCTTGTTCTTTCATTTACTGAACCTTTATTCTCATCGTTTAAATATTTCTATAATGCAGGAAGAAGGTCTTTGTATGGAACTCCTTTATACTTAAAATTACCATTACCTTTACCATCTCCGCTTGCAGCTTTCATCATAGCTATAGCACCTTTTAACTAATCCTTGTTTTTATTACATGAATTCCAAATAGCTTCAGCCGCTTTCTATACCTCTGTCTGAACAGCATCATCTTCATTCATTGCTGATTCAATTATAGACTTTAAGTTTTTAGATATACCTGACATAATTTGACGGTATAAAATATCATTACTTCGTTTCATTATAAATACTCTTTTTATTATTTATTTAAGGGAGTATTTATATAATCAAAAAACAAACTTAAGATTTCGGCCATGGACATGGACATTAAATCATCTATACCATGAATATAAGCAATAGCTTCTTCTTTTGTTGGATACTAATAGTTTTCAAAGCTTGGATACTATACACCACTGTTTACAGGCATATCATCAGGTTTTAAAATACATTCTTCAATTAATTCACAGTTCTCAAACGTTTCGTAATTATATTCACCAAACGGCACATCGATACACTGGTATTTAACAGTTCCATCTTCTAAGACTGTTAGTACGTACAGGTATTCAATATCACCATGAATATCTGTAGTCATTTCATAAGGTCCGTATTCACTTGGATAATCGCATAGAAGCTTAGCGATACTTGTTCTGTTAAGAAAAGCTTCAGTATAACGGTTTTCTATGATATACTTCAACTCAGCACCTACTCCTTCAGGATAACCGTCGCAATGATGATAAACATAAATCACATCATCTTTATCTTTCGTTTCATCTTTAATAATAACATTACATCTTGTTGACATATTAAATTACACTTATTTTTATATTATATAAAGGATAGTTAATTAAGTTTTTGCAAAAAAATAATAGTGAAAACAGGTTTCACTGCCTTCACTATCGGGACTCAGAAAAAATCTATAAGCGTACTGCATGCCTCGATCGGGATGTAGCTTTTAGGCATAGGACCAGCTTTGTAAGATTAATAATGCGAAATATACTGGTCGCTTTATCTTTCATGGACATCCATCCAATTATCAGTCGGCCGGGATGTCTCATTCAGCTTTTGGTTTATTCAGCTTACTCTCCATTACTTTAATAAGCAAGGTTCCTCGCATTAAAGGCGAACGGTCTACATGTCCTCTTGCACGTAATAACTCGCTATTTTGCGAAAAACAGTCCAGGCCTCAACGACTGTTTAACGGACCTCTTGTATTGGAACGAACTTATAGATTAAAAAATAAAAATTTAAAATTATATTATAATAAAATCAGAAAGTTTACATCGCTTCATATTTCTGATAAATTTTTTCCCATCGTTTAACGTTTTCATATATCATATACGCCTTATTAGCATTACCTGCATTGGGATCATTTATCATCCTCGTATAGTTATATAAAGACTCAAAATAGTTAGATTTCGCCGTTAAGTAATCAATTTCCATATAAGCGTTTTCTAACTCTTTCTTAAGATCTTCTACAGAATACTATTCTAACGGTTTCTGCTCCGGCTCATTAGGCTAAATAGTATTCTCTACATTTTTAGATTCTGTAATTTCCTATTCTTTCTTTCTAAAACTAAAAAGACTCATCAATTTTTCATCGCATAAATTTTATTTACGAAGTCATCTTTTAACTTCTTGAATATAAAATATTTATTATATACTTTTATATTATCTATGTCATATAGTCTATTAATTTCATATTTAAATGCCATATTATAATGGTCTTTAATATTTTTATCTTCTTTAAGATCAACCATTATTTCACCTAACCTATCAGCATCATAATACTCATTAATAGATAAGAATGCATTAACAAAAATACTCATTAACACATTCTTATATTTTTTATAGTTAAATCTTGTAATTAACATAATTTAATCTTCTGTTTTATCTTCAGGTAATTCAACATATTCACCTTCCATATCTTCATCAATATCAATTGGCTCGTCTTCTTCATACACCTCGTCATAATCTTCTTCGTCTTCTTCACATGCTTCACCATACTCATCGATTTCCCAAAACTTATTTGGATCACGATCAACTATTTCAATATTTACACCTTTATCTTTCCAATACTTAATAACTTGCTCTTTATTGCATGTAGGCGACGGACCCAATGCTATTGACATATGGAAACCAGATTCCTCTCTATCGAATTTATAGAAATCTCGACAATATTCGATTCGTTGAATAACTGCATCATAAATAGCTTTAGCGATAACATCAATATCTTCTTTGTCATTAACACCTTTTTTATTGATTATATCTTCAATAGTTTTTGCAAAATGAGGCAAATGTTCATAACCCCTATAACCAGGATGTCTAAACCCGTCTTCATCTATACGTTCTGGGATCCATTTATCCTTCAATGCGTCTTCCTTGAAATACTCTATAACTGTATTAACATAATCAGTCCATCTTTCTCTTAGACCAAACGCGTCAATATACTTATCAAGAATATACTTATATTCATCTTGTGAAAGATAATGCCATTCATAAACTCTATCGTTTTCTGTGATTTCTCCTCTTTGTGCTTTTTTGACGTATTCTTCGTATGAACCTGCTGGTTGAGATTTATTAAACATCTCTTCCATACACCTGTCATAAGCTATTTGAATTACATCTTTTCTGCTAAGTCTATATGGAAACTTTTTGTCTTCTTTATCATCTCGCCTATTCCATTCATCATAAACTTTGGCTATATCTACCGGATCAACTCCTTTAAGTCGCTTTGTGCAGATTCCGATATAAGATTCAAGATTATTTACTTCCTCTTGCATCAGTTGCTTTTGTTCTTCATCAAATATATCGCTGTCTATCATTTCATTTAATTCATACATTTTACAGTCTGCGATATATTTGTTAATCAAAACATTTCTTTGCCATGGTTGCATCATAATTTTATATGAATTATTTTAATTGTTATATGCTAATATATGTAAAAAGTTTAATTAGACAATCAGATAAAAATCAAATAAATAAAGAAAAAGATTTATTATAAATGGCACAATATACAGATAGAGATATTGCTTTAATGTCAAGAGAAGAAAAACTTGATTTATTGGATCAAGCAAAAGATGCATATTATAATACTGGTGAAGAGCTTTTAACAGATGCTCAATATGATGCACTTGAAGCTGAAATGGGATTGGAAAATAAAAACTATGTCGGCAGTAAGCATAAAGGTTATACTGTAAAACATAGCTTTATTATGGGTTCATTAGCTAAAGTTCAAATCAAAGAAGATAAGAAGACAGGTATAGTTGATTGGGATGGATTTGCTGGTCAGATAAACTCATATCTAAGAAAATCTGATGGAGGACAATACATAGAGGTTACGCCTAAACTAGACGGTGCAAGCTTCAGTGCAGAATTCAGAAATAAAAACGGTGTCGCTGAGCTTATATCAGTTGCAACCCGTGGTGACGGTTCATTTGGTACAGATATTAGAGTTTGGTTTGAACCGATATTAGATACACCAGAATGGTCCATGATTGATAATGCATGTGCAAATATTCTTGCAGACGATGAAATCCTTTGTATTCGTGGTGAAGTCCTGGTACCGGCTTCTATTCATGCTGAAAAATATTCAGACTTTGCTAATCCAAGAAGTTATGTTGCTGGTCGTTTAGGCCTTAAACAATCTGAAACAACTCCAGATATGATTTCTGGTTCTGACTTACATTTTGTATGCTATGACTATCGTGTTGTTAATATGGACGATAATACATTCATGGAGTTAGATTGGATGAATCCTAATGATTCGACATACAAATATCTGAAACCATATCTTGGACATATAGGTGAACTGCCTCCTGATGAATATTGCCAAGTTTATGACATGGGTGAATTAGATGGTGATTTGTTACAGCAAATATATGAAGAATATTCATCATTCAGAACAGAAGAATCAGAGTATGCATTAGACGGTATTGTATTCAAACCAGAAGCATCAGCAAGACAATATAATGATAGTCGTGCTCGTCCCGAAGATTGTGTTGCTATGAAGTTTATTCCTGTTATTAACGCCACAAAAATAATCGATATTGAATGGAATGTAAAGAAAACTGGTGAATATTTCCCTAAAGCTATTATCGATCCAGTATACATGGATGGTAAAGAAATTTCAAAGGCTTCACTACATAACTATGATTATGTTATTTCTAAGGGTTGCGGTATAGGTTCTTCAGTAAGGATTTCATTAGCTGGTGATATTATTCCTTATGTTTATGAAATTGTTAATGCAGCTGGTACCGAAAATATAAATTTGCCGGAAGATTCAGAAGTTTATACCGAGCCAAAGTCAGGAAAAATGCACCTTATGAAAGTTTTTCAAGATGATACTGAAAAAGAAAGAATGAGGTTTAAAGCATCCGCAAACGCATTAGTTATTAACGGTGTCGGACCTGCAGCAGCTGGAATGCTGTATGATGCATTACATGACGATATTGATAACCTGATTAATATTGTCTACCTTATGAAAGATGATATGTATAAGCTCATATTCTCGCGTCTGGGGAATTCAAGGTCAGTAGCTAATATAGTACAAGGTTTGAAAGATTTCGCTCAACACATCACGCTTGAGGACATAATTTTGAGCTTCTGCTTCAAGAACTGCGGACATAGAGCATCAGCATTATGTGCTAAAGTCATCAGAGGAGAATCACATTCGACTGCAGGCTTCAGTTCAAACGTTATTGGTTGGGCATTCGATCCATCAAGTACCGAGTATAAGATGGTTATGGAAGTTGTAGATGAACTTGGTATAGATATTGCTCCACAAGAATCAGCAGGTGGAGGAGATCAAATTCCTATTATCATGACAGGTTCGCCTAAAGAATATGGCTATGCTACTAAGAAAGACTTCTTGAATGCACATCCTGAATATGTAGAAACAACAAGTTGGTCAGATTGCAAAATATTGTTTACCGATGATTTGGGATCAAATTCAGGTAAAATGAAAAAAGCTCAGAAAGCCGGAATTGAAATTAGAGAATACGAATAATCATTATAAATTGGATCCAATTTAATTTTGGATCCAATTTTCATATAAACATATACCATTAAAGACTATATAATTAATATGAAGTTTTAGAAAGTATATAGCTACATAAAAGGGAATATTAATTTATATAATTTCTTTTGGTATTACATAACATACAGTAACGGTATATCATCACCATTTTATAACCTTAATTATACGATTGAGCTGATGTACCATATATGCTGTATATATGAGAAATCCCAGCAGGAAGATTACGAGTTTAAGTTAGATGATCAAGGTTTATACATCTTACTGCTAACAGCAATATTCATGAACTTTAATACTGATGATTTCAACGATGATTACAGTATTAAACTTTATTCAATAGATACTATGGAACGAATTGTTAGCCAAATGCTTGAAGATGATATAAAGAAATCCATAATAGATATTGTAAAAAATAATATTCATGCTTGCATTTACCCGTATACTATTGATGATGAATATATTGACTTATATCAAAGAATAATGAGAGAATGTTCTTTCTTGATATTTGTTTCGGATGATTTACAGAAATTGATAAACTACAAAAAAGTGCGAGGTATTAAATCTTGGGTGGATTTTTTATCATCTCATATATCATTCATATTAAAAGAATCTAAAAATGTAAAGCTCGATTATTCAAAACAATATGTAAAAGATAATATAGAGTCTTGCTTAAAAAATATAAACGATTTCTATAAAATAATTAAAGGATCAGAAAAAGAATGAGGGATATTTTTACCCCTCATTCTTTTAATTATATTAAAGCCATCTATTTTCTAATTGTTTAATTCTGTACAAGATTGATCCTGATTGATTTTCTCTACCAATTTGATTAGATATAGAATTAATTGAAACATCTTGTTGACTATTCTTTGTTTCTAATTGTGTATCTTTAGCATCTAATCGAGAGGCGAGAGTCTCACGAGCAGTACCCTCTTGGCTGATTAACGTATTCAAACCGGTTATGTTATTATTAATCTGGTTAATCTGGTTATTAACACCGGTTTGGTAGTTTGTTAATGCTTGGTTCGTTTCATTACGATGTGTCTGTAATGCAGTTGTTATGTCATCCTTATAATTCTAAACTGTTGTATCAACTTCATCTTTATGTGTATTGAAATCAGTTTCAAGCTAAAGCATTTCAGATTGTAAATTATGAATCGCTGACCATATCTCCTCTAATAGTTCATCATAATTATAACCGAACGATTTACCGTTTACATAAATTTCATGTGTTTCTTCAAGGAAAGCGATATATGATTTATAATCTGTGCAATGCTGTTTGAATTCCTAAGTTTTATCAGATGGTACATAAAGGAAAAGTTCTGAAAAAAGATTATTACTTAAATTTGTTGCCATAGTCTTAATAAAATTTCGTTATTTTTATTCAAACACTTTCCAAACGTTATCGCTTAATTCTTGGTTGATAGTGTTGATGCCTTGTGCGTTTGTAGAGATGTTTCCAGCATTGGTTGCGATATTGCTTGCATTAGTTGCAATGTTACTTGCGTTAGTCGCGATATTACCGGTATTAGTTGCAATGTTACCGGTATTGGTTGCGATGTTACTTGCATTAGTTGCGATATTACCGGTATTTGTGCTGATATTCTACGTATTCTTTGAAATATTTGAAGTATTCTTTGAAATATTTGACTTGTTTTTTGCGATGTTTGATTTGTTTGTTGAAATATTTGATTTATTCTTTGAAATATTTGACTTGTTTTTTGAAATATTCTGTGAATTCTTCTTTATTTTATCAGCATTAGCGATAATATCCTTTTCTGCTTGGATGATGTGTTTAGTCTGCTTTACTTCATAGAAAGCGACTTTATAATAGTTGAAGTTGTAAGGTTGATATGCATAGCGGATATCCAAAAATGTGCTATAAGGTATACCTGACTATTTTTTAGCTTGATATTTTCCACCACTGTAAACGCCTCTCCAGTCGTTATAGCTAACAATGTTAGATGAAACAATACCGTATTGGTCTAATTTAATATTTGCCATATGTAGATTTGTAGTTATGTTTATTATATTTATTAAAAGAGTTTCAATAGAAAATATGATAGTTAATAAGTTATTAGTTTATTAATATTTGTAAAGCTGAAATATCAAATAGACAAACTTTGAGAATAAATACCTATATAAAATTAAAATAGTATTTCAATTTTGAAATGGAAAATAGAAAAATTTTGTTAGTATTAGATTGGTCGAATTTATTGTTTAGATCTTTATTTATGAATAGTCTGTATAGTTAGGCAGACACTTATGACAGGATCGAAGATATACGATCGTTTATGTATAAATTTACAACAGACGTTTGCTCTATTATCAATATTTTCAAGCCAACTAATGTAATTATCGCTACAGACTCTTAGCATGCATGGCGAAAAGATGTATTACCAGGTGATGCTTTAACACCAGGATATAAATCGAACAGGAAAAAAGCAGAACATGTCAATTGGGACAATATTTTCAAAAGCGCCGATGACTTACAAGAGATTCTGAGCAAGAATAATATGCATGTTGCCAAAGTACAACACTGTGAAGCCGACGATATTGCGGCAATGTGCAAAGAGCTTGTGTTTACAGAATACCCGGATTACAACATTATTATTGTCAGTGCCGACGGAGATATTAGGCAACTTATTGATTTTAATAAGGTAACAAATCAATACTGCATTGTATACAACACTACAAGCAAAGGAAGAGGTAAACTGGCAAAGCGTTTTATGTATGTAACTGAAGATTTTTATGACTGGTTTAATTCAGTAGAAAATAATTTTGATATTTTCTTTGAAAACGTCGATATGTCTAAACAGTACATTAAAGACATTCTGAATCAAAATCCTGTTATGGATCTGTGTGTTGAAAATCCTAATGATGTATTGTTGAATAAAATCTTTTGCGGAGATGATGGAGATTGTGTACCATCTTTCTATAACTGGTATAAAGACGGAAAAAAAGTTCGTATAACACCAAGTAAAGAGAAAAAGATAAGGGAAACAATCGGTATTCATAACATTCATGATTTAGTTGCAGGTAAATCTCTTCTTAAACCTATATTGGAAAAAGTTTGTAAACATGAGATAACTGATATTAATGTTGAAGAAAGATTAGACAGACAAAGAATATTAGTTGAACTTAACAGCGATTTATTCCCTGATTATATTAAGGAATATAAATCTGAATTAGGAAAAATGATAAATGATATTCCAGCCACTGGTTTTTGGAATATTAAAGCACCTCAGTTATTAGCTGGAACAGTTTATGAAGGATATGATAAAAAGAAAGTGCTTGAGGCTGAGATATTTAAGGATATGAGCAAATACATCAAGCCTGATAACACTGTTAATACAAATGCATTATTTGAGTAATTATGGGAAGAGAAATTAATGAAGAGTTTATTAAAAATAAGCGATTAAAGTCTTTCATAAAAGTTGGTTAGACTTTTGTTGATATTAAGCAGACTTTGGGTTTCAGTTTTATGGATGATCCAAATGGATATCTTATTATCTAGTTTGTCTATGACTCAGGAAGGGCGTTGAATGCATTTATTCGTAACAGAGATGAGTTTTCTCAATTCTTATTAGAATTGGAACCTTTTATAGATGATGAAATTTCACTGAAATCAATGGAGGGTTTAATAGAGGATATTGAGAAGACAACAAATAAATATGATGTGAATAAGTATTTACCTAAACCGAAAAATAAATCTCCTTATCCTCATCCTCGAAGACGAAGTGATAATGGGAATAATTTAGAAAATGAAAACCAATAATCTATAAAATTAGGAACACTTTATGATGGTGTTCCTAATTTTATATTTAAACCTTTCGGGCAGGACTATCCTTGTTTAATAGATAAAGATACTATTTATCATTTAGAAAAAGTTTCCGTTTTTTGACAATTTTTTCTATATAAATTGTATCAATTTACATAAATTTTATAAATAATATAAGTTTTTATATAAATCATTTGTTAATAAATTAAGCTAAAAGTTTAATTTTAACAGGGTTAACAACGAACCCCACATCAGCTGGAGTAATCAACTCATCACTGTTACATTTCAGATATTTTTTCATTATATTTAGAGAACCGTTTATATCACTGTTTATTTTTAAACCTGATTTAGTTATATATAGTCCTCTGTATTTTCTTTTTCCAGATGGTTTATTCATATTATCATCTACATTATAAGTAGCTATGTAATCATTATCTATAAAACTAACTTTTGAAGTATAGCTCTCTTCTTGTAAACAAACTTTAATCCCTTGTAACTCAGCTTTATAAGAAATTATATGAATTAACTTATTAAACGGAATCTAGACAAAATTCTGATTATTAACTTTTCCAATATTAGTTTCTTGTTTCCAACCTTTATTTTGACCAATAATTATTGTATTAATCTGGTTGTCAACTGCTTGATTAACTATATATTTGGATACATTATGAAAATAATTTTGAATTCTGAAATTACGTTTTTTAGTTATTGTGTTTATAAGTTTAGATGTATATTGATTTTTATTTAACTTACTTTGTAATAAAGATTTACGTTTATTATAATTATGATTTATATGTTTCAGTATCTTTCCATCTATAATAAATGATTTACAAATATTAGATGTGCATGTACATAAATTATTAATACCTAAATCAATAGACATATACCGTCTATTATCTGATTTAATTTGTTTAGATTTAGCTTCATAAACTGCTTCAAGAATTATATAATTTGATTTAGGTATGAATCTGACTTGTTTGCATGTTTTAAAATTATGTATTTTAAACTATATTTTTTGTAAACCAATCTGTTTCAACTATTTAGTTCTTGGTATAGTTAACAAACCGGTTTGTTTAAATTCTTTACCTAATTTAACTGAATTAATAATTAAGTTAAAATAACCATCTTTGTTTTTGTATTTAGGTAATTTAACTTGTTGTGAATATTTACCTGATTGTTTTAGACATAATAATTTAAAGAATGATTGGAAATCTTGATTTATAATACGTAACGTTTGTTGTGCAGGATCAATGGGTAAAGCATAATAATCTGAATTATTGGTTTCTTTGAGATATTTGTCTAAAGCATAGTAATTCAGATATTTATATTTTTTTGATGGATCATCTTTAACATCAAAATAATATTGACGAACTGCATATAAACCAGCATTATAAAGATTCTTACTTAAATGACATAAATAACGTAAATCCTTATAATATTTATGGTTTTCTTTAATTATATGTTGCTCGACCAACCTCATTGAATATTAATTATTCTTTTTATATTTATCTCAATAAATTTCAAAAATAAGCAAATTTAACAATAAAATTTATATCATTTATGAAATTTATTATTTAAAACACATAAAACTTATTTTTTAATATATTGCATACCAATGAAATAAAATTGAAAAATTACTGTTTTCGATAAGTTTGTATTATTTCTTTTTTAGTTGGTTATATTTTTTTATTAATAATAAATAATAAAAATAATTTATCAGATGAATAAAGATATCAAATAGTTGGTTTAGTATATAGCCTTTAATCCTGCTGTACTATAGGATAATAAACCTAAATAGAAAATAAAATAGGAGATAATAAGTGATCATTTAAGCATAATACCTATTGACGAAACCAATATTTTATGGGATGATTTATCTGTATATACATTAGAATATATTAAAGAAAATAAACCAATAGGTTATCCTATCGGTATAAATGTAGTGGATGACAAATATGTTTCATTGAAATATGTAAACAAAACAGGTAGAGGATCTAAAAAAACTATTGATATTGTATTTAGTAATAAAAATGGAAATAAGTATCCTCCTGATATTCATCTACATGATGATTTATATAGAGATTCTATAAAAGATTTATAGATAGAGATTAAGAATAATTTTTATAAATATTTAACTGATAAAGATTTAAGAGATAAGTTTGGTGATTGTTTTAATGGTAAAGAACAAACAGGAAAAATATTAAATGACTTAAGTTATGAAAATGATTATAAAGATGATTATCCTGCTGCTTATTATGTAACTAAATTTAACCCTGGTGAGACATAGAGTGGTGATTGGTATATACCTGAAATAGGTGAACTAGCACAAATTTATATAATGGTACCAATAATTAACTATATATGCCAAGAACTTATACAACTCGGATATAATGATATATATCCTGAAATTAAAGAATATTTGTTCTGGTCCTCAACATTTTACAGTTCTGACAGTGTTTACAGCATTTAGATGAGCAATGGCTATGTATTCAATGGTCTTAAGGGCAGTGACCTCGCTATTTTAGCTATGTTAAAGTTAAATAATTTATAGAAAATTAGTTAAATTAAAAATAAATTAATGTTATGGGATTAGATACAGCTAATTTAAACAATACAAAGAAAGTAAAAACAGGGACAGTTGAGTCTATAGATGACCCTACATATTCTGGAAGAATAAAAGTCAGAGTTAAAGGACTTCATGACAATATACCCACTGAATCCTTGCCATGGTGTAATTACGCAGGTTCAAATTCTTTTTCAGGATCAGGCGGAGGATCTATATCAATTCCCCGAGTAGGTCAGAAGGTAAGGGTAAGATTCGCATAGGATGATGTTAACAGTATGGAATGGTATGGAACAAATACTATTGACAGATAGTTATCTTTGGAATTAGCAAGCGATTATGAAGGGTCATAGTTCTTGTTATATGATTCTGAATATGATTTATCTGTACGGTTTCAGCCTAATTCGGGTTTAGTCTTATATTATCAAGGTTCTTATATGCAAATAAGCCCAGATAATACAGTAACATTAAGATATAGAGATGAAACCTCTGGTGTCTAGATTCAGCTAACGGACGGAAAAGTTTTTATTCAAGGTAAAGACTAGATTAATATAACTTCTGGAAACGAAGTCAATATAGAAGGTAAGATTATAACATTGAACGGTGAAAGTTCTGTCAGGGTTAAAGGCGATACGTAGAATACATGTGCAGTTAATGCATCTTAGCTTATAACATTACTGCAAACAATGGCACAAATTATTGACACTAAGCTTGGTTCTTCACCAGCAGGAACGTGTTCAGCATTGGTATCAGGAAGTAAAGAGAAAATAATGAATCAAAATATAGTATATTTTTAATTATGTAGACAAAACTTGAGTTATATAAAGCGGGTAAAGAAAAACATCTTCATATATTTGTTAATGAAGACATTACTTATGATATGATAGCAGAATATCTATATAATATAATACCTGACAGTTGTTCTGAATTCGTATTTATAGTTTCTGATAGGATGTTATTTAGTAAACTTGGTGATATTGTAAGAGAATTGAGAAACACTTATATTTTAGTAAAATACAATTTGGTTATAATGTCTGAACCTATCCCATTAAGGGCAGGTTTGTATGATTATGTTTTAATCGCTGACGGTTATAATAAAGTTAAGACAGTTTATATGAAGGTTGGAGGAGATGAATGGAATCCTGCATTTGCTGACGTGACATCTAAATACATGCAAGAAGGTAGTAATCTATTTGAGCAATATGATAAGACTGATTACCCGACATATTATAAAGTAGAAGAATAAATATAATAAAAAATATTATGAATAAAAGCATAAAATATCTAATAGAGAATAATTATAATATAGAGTTTACTGAATTTCCTAAAACTGGCGATGATTTAAAAAAGATTGTTGCTGATCGATTAAGAGAAAACATTGAAGAACCATATCTGTTAGACATATATACTGGAGATGTAAAAGACTTCAGTTATGTTTTTTATTGTTTTAATGACTATATAGAGCAAATTAAAGACGATTTAAATGTAGATACACGATCTACATTAAGATTGGATTTATCTACATGGGATACGTCAAACGCAGAAACTATGGAAGGTATGTTTGATTGCTGTTCTGCATTAAGGTTTCTTGACTTATCAAATTTTAATACACGAAAAGTGAAAAGCATGAAAAGAATGTTTATATCTTGTACTAAATTAAATGAGGTAAACTTATCTAGTTTTGATACAAGAAACGTTATTAATATGTCTGAAATGTTTTTTGACTGTATGCACCTTAAAGAACTGGACTTATCTAGTTTTGATACAAGAAATGTAACAGATATGTCTGGTATGTTTTTGTTTAATAAAGATTTAGAGAGCTTAGATTTATCTAGTTTTGATACAAGAAATGTAACTAATATGATGAACATGTTTTCAAATTGTGATATGTTATCTAACTTAGATATTAGTTCATTTAATACATCAAAAGTGAGAAATATGACAACGATGTTTTGCAACTGTTGGAATTTATTACATGCTGATTTTTCTGGATTTTATGAAACACGTTTAAACACAAGGCCAGATATGTTTTACGGTTGTAAAGATTCACTAAAGCAAGACTATGAAAAAAGACCACATTAATATAAAGGTGTAAACAGAATAAATATAATAAAAACTATAATAATGAATAATAGATAGTTATATGAAAAGTTGATTAACAATATTGCAAGAGTTGTTAAACAACAGCTGAATGAATCCTTTTATGATAAGGATGATCATAGCCGTTATTCAAAATAGGCTGTTCATGATAGAATCGTACAACATTATATAGATGAAGGATATAAATCAAGAGTTGTATCTAAACAAACGCAGAATTCACATAAAGTTAGTGATCCTGTTGCAGCATTATATAACGCAGATTTGAATAAGAATGTAAAAAAGTCTCCTGCTGATATACAGATATGGGGTTCTGATTTGCCTTATGATAATAGCAAAGACAATTACAATATTTTTATAGCTTTGCAACAAAGACGTCAAAATAATCCTGGCACATTCAGAGTTGAATTGAATAAAATGTTAACTGACATTGCAGATAATAATAACCCCGCTAAATATGTAACATATGTTGCATTTGTTGATAAGAATCTGTCTGATACAACTGAGATGGATGTTTATATTGTTTCTACAGAAGATCTTTTAAATGTTGCACATGAAATTACAGAGAATGGTCGTAAAACTCCGAGAGGAAATAAAACTATTGATAATTTCGGTAACTGGTTAACATTAAATAAAACAGGAAAGAATATAGGGCTTGTTCTTAAAGATAATTGGATTAAGGATAACTGTATAGACAGTTTCCATCTTGATCCGATCCCCACAATTGATTCTAGTTATATGGGTTAATAAAAATAATTAATTTTAGATTATGGAAAATAAAATGTATATGTTAGTAGGTCAACAAGAGTATGAAAAAACCGTATACGGTGTATTTACAACTGATGATAACGCTATATTTAGTTTAGCTGATTATATTCTTAAAGATCCTGATTTTGAAATAGATGAAGAGTTAAATTTAGCTGATGATGAAATAGATGAATATACTGATAGTCAGAAACGCGAAATGTTTACAAAACAATTGGTTCAAATTCTTGGTGATGATGGTTCAGTTGAGATGGAAACTTTAGGAGAGGTATTTTCACTTTATGAAATAACTGTAGATAAATTCGAATCAGTTTTTTAAAAATAATATAAATTCGAAATGAGAAAATTATATGAAAATATCATGAAAAGTGTCTCTAAAGAAGTGAAACGTTCTTTAAATGAGATGACTATAGATGATGATAGAAACTCTTCTAGAAGGCCTCGAAAACCGTTTGGACCTCGAATACCAGATGATATTGCTACAAAAAATGAATATACAAAAGTATGGTTAGCATATGAAGGTGATTAGTATTTGTCAAATTTAGTTTTAATGGGTATATATACGGATAAAAATACAGCTATTGAAGATATAGCTAATAACCATCGTTTTGATTGGTATGAATTTATCGAAGATGTGTCTAATTATACTCAAGAAGAATGTGATGAAATTGTAAGAAACGAAATTAGAAAATAGCTTAAAAGAGAAGGCCAAGTTACAGGTGATGAAATTGGCTACGTTATTAAGGATGCTGAGCTTAATGTTTGGGAAGAATTAAATTAATACGAAAATATGAAAAGAAATAATAAAGTTTTATATGAGTAGATTATGCGTTCTGTTTCTAAAGAAGTGAAACGTATATTAAATGAAAATACAGAAGATACAGTTTTAGCAGAAGTCCATTTATATGATTGTAAAGGTAGGTAGTTTGAACTTAATTATTTACGAATGGATCTAAACAAAATGGGTATCGAAACAACAGGTACCGGATTTAATGATGATTATGATGGATTTGTTGATGTTAAAATAACATTTGAACAAGCTAAATTATTAGATCAGCAATATGGAAACAAATTACATATAATTGGAGAAGGTCGTGGTCGAACAATAGAAGAGAGGTTTAATAACGCTTTAAGGATAAATAAAATGTTTAAGTAATAAAATGGTTAGTTTATTGGCTAACCATTTTTAGTAGGTAAATACTGTTAAATAGTATGTGAAAAATACCTATATGTATGGTGCATAAGACAAAATGAGTCATTTTACTTATAATGTATAAATAAAACAGTTATAAATATTAAAAGAAATGGATTGTTGTATAGTATTTGAAGGTGACGGCGATCTCTGGAAAGATTCTATGAAATTTAGAGCTATTTGCGAAGATACTAACGACGCAATAAATCTGATTTTAAGGAATCACAAGTTTAAGCCAGAACATTTTCCAGAATTACAGGTTACGTATCCAGATGAAGTAGATGAAGAATTAGAAAACGTAATCGAAAATCATCTTATGTATGACGGCACAGTTAAATCTGAGATAGCAGATTTAAGCTATATCATAGTTAACTTTGATAATTATGACTTCAATGATTGGATTAACGATATAACTAAACATATTTAAAATTAATTAGAACGATTATGAAAACTTTTTATGTGCTTTTGACATCATTGCTTATGATGGTTATGGCTTGCAGTTCTTGCTCTACTTATGCATCAGCAAGTGATGGTATCTATGATGATATTGAAATCGTAGAAGGTGAACAATCGGTAACGATTAATATAATTACTACACATGGAATTCCTTACTATGTGGATGGTGTATTGATTTATTATTACTATAATGATTTGTACTACTATCCATTCTACTATGACGACTATCTTTACTACAGGGCTTTTTATCGTCCTTTAAGATGGGGACATAGGTATCATTTTGGAAGACCGCATTATGGTGATATTGGCCATAGACCTGGATGGGTTAACCCAGGAACACAGCGACCAATTAGACCGCATAAACCGCATAAACCACATGATGGCCATGGAGGTAAACCTGGCGGACACGGTGGTCATGGTGGACACGACGGACATGGAGGTAAACCTGGAGGACATGGCGGTCATGGTGGTCACGACGGACATGGAGGTAAACCTGGCGGACACGGTGGTCATGGTGGACACAACGGACATGGAGGTAAACCTGGAGGACATGGCGGACATCATGGCTCAGGTGTTGGACCTGGTGGAAACCACGGTGGAAACCATGGATCAGGTGTTGGACCTGGTTCTAAACCTACGAGACCGAGAAGCTCTGGTGGTTCTGTTAGTAGACCAAGTGGTTCTTCTGTAAATCGAGGTTCAAGCAGACCCGCAACTGTAAGATCCAGTTCTATGGGTTCAAGCAGACCATCAAGCGGAAGACCTTCTGGCGGTTCATCCGGTGGCGGTGGTAGAAGAAGATAAATTACATAAAGCTTATAGGAGATGACCTTATTAATTTTAATAAGGTCATCTCCTATATTTAATTTAACATAGAATAAATAATAAAAAAGAGATTTAGCTTCTTATGCCAAGTATAGATAAGAAAAAAGTAGGATTTGTATACGTTGATTAGTATAGCAAATATGAAAATTTAGCTACTGTTTCGGATAGTAGTGTTTTTTTAATTAAAGATAACGGTATTTATGTTGGCTAGAATACTGTAGCTAATTATGTAGATACCGGACTATTATTATCTGTAGCAGATGCATCATTAACATATTAGCTAAAAGGTGATTATGTTTTATCTTCTTCATTAGCAGAAGTTGCATTTAACGGCAGTTACGACTACTTAGAAGATAGACCTGTTATACCAACTAAGTTATCTGATTTAATAAATGATGCAGGTTATGCATATGACGCATCCGTAATGAACTTGAATAAAGTTCCTTATGTTACAGAAACTGCAGCTGCTAATGTGACTATTGAACCTTATAAGATGTATGATTTTGGAACTGTATCGACCGCAATGATTATAGCATTTGATACGACCAAAGAAATAACAGGATATACAAAAGAATATATTATAAGGTTTACTGCAGAAACTGGTTGTGCTGTTTCTTTGCCTAACGGAGTTTTATACGCAAATGGTGCTATTCCTACATATATAGCAGGACATACATATGAAATTAATATTGTTAACGGTTGTGCCGTTGTTGCAGAATTTTATTGATAAGTTATGAGTAATAATACAAGAAGACATTTATTATTGGCATTTAAGAAAAAAATTGAACATACTTTAATCATTACAGGTTTAACTACAATTGAAGCAGAAAATGCGGAATTCGTAGCTTTATATGACACCTCAATCGTAACGACTGGGGCTGTTTGGTCTATATTATCAGGATCTGAATACGCGTCCATAGACAACACCGGATTTGTGACAATAGAAACTACAGCAGACGATGCTTAGGTGACGATACAATGCGCGTATGGAGGTTTAACGGCAACTCAGACGTTAGACTTGACATATAAAACTGGCTCAGATTCTGAAACATAGACGGATGTTATTGTTGATCCTGGAACTGGCGAAGTGACTACAACGACTACGACTACAACTACTAACGGGGATGGTTCAACTTCTACAACTATTACAACTACAACAGTTGACAGTAATGGTGATCCAGTCGGTTCAACTGAAACAAATACAGAAACGAATACAGACGGTTCATCTCAAACCACAACTATAAATTATAACGCAGACGGAGATCCTGAGTCACAGATTAATAACACTATTGATACAGACGGAAACTCAAGTACACAGAATATAATTTATGACGATGAAGGTAATGAGACTGTAACAGGCTATACAATCGATACTACAAATAACCCAGACGGTGAAAAGAACTTTAACCTTACCGGTGTCAATACAGACTATTATGCATTTGACTTGACACATGGTTTTGTTCTTGATTATCATTTTACAATCGATTTCGCTAATCAGCCAGCAGCACAAGATGAGAATCACCACAATATTCTCACTATGAAAAGGGCAACACCTGAACCTTGGTATGGTTTTCAATTTAGACAAACTGGTACTACAAAAAGTATTATTCTTGGTACATAGTTCTCAAGTGGTGGTAATACTAACAAAACCATACAACCGTCAAATCTTTCAGGCAATGTTGGTGAATATAATCTACAAATCATATATGACCCAACAAAAGCATCAGACCAGTTCATATGTATTAACAAAATAACAGGAGCAACTGTTTATACAGCAAGTAACGTATTCCCTGATTTACCAGAGCTTAGATACCTTAAAGTCACATTGGGTTATGCATTAGATGCTGACAGCAATCCATATCGTTTTTCTAATATTAATGTTAAAGAGTTCTCTATTAAGAGATTAGTTCATGTTGCTGAACCTGCAATAACATGTGATGGAAGATATATTACATTGTCATGTGAAACTGAAGGTGCAACTATATATTATAGATTGAATTCAGCAGGAACTTATGTAGCATATACAAGTCCTATAAGAATCTATGCTAATACAGTTGTTTAGACTTATGCTGAACTTGATACTGATACAAGTAATATTGTATAGGAAACCTGTATATACGATAACGGTATTGAAGAACCGGTTATCACATGTGATAACAATGAAGTGACTATTACTTGTGCAACAACAGGAACCACAATATATTATAGACTGGGAAGTACAGGAAACTTTACACAATATACATTACCTATCGATATATATGCAGATACTGTTGTGTATGCTTATGCTGAATTAAACGGTGAATATAGTGATACTGTTTCAGAAAATTGCTTATACGATTCAGGTATTAAGGATCCGAATATCTTCTGTGACGGTGAACTTATAACTATTGACTGCGATACACCAAGTGTAACAATTTACTATAAGCTTAATAGCACTGGAAATTTCCAAATCTATGAAGACGCTATTGAAATATTTGAAGATACTTTTATTGAAGCATATGCTGAATTGAATGGAGCTGTCAGCCATACTGTATCATAGAACTGTGTTTACAGTCCTATCGTAATGGTTAATCCGCAAATAATGTGTAACGGATCTATGGTCACCATAACTTGCGCAACTCCGGATGCAACTATATATTATAAACTTAATAACACAGGAAACTATGTTGTTTATGAAAGTCCTATCAGTATATATGAAGATACCTTTGTTGAAGCGTACGCTAAGAAGTTTGGTCATGTCAGCGGAGTAACTTCTTAGAATTGCATATATGATCCTGTGCATGATTATAGTCAAGATTATTTGACGTTTAGAGTTCTTACACCAGGTACAATCATTTGGAATTCTTTAGGTTCCGGTATGGCTAAAACAATCGAATATAGTTTAAATAACGGAACGTGGACAAGTATATTAGCAAGTTCATCAACAACCATAACTG